ACCAGTCGGCGCAGGAACGCCACAAAGCAACAAACAACACCAGAACGACGATGAGCTGGCACCAGTTCATTAGAAGTCGCTTTTAGCCTTCACAGGGAACGGAGGACGAGCCCCGTCCGAAATTGCGCGAACCGGCTGGCTTGCTTGGGGCCGCGCTCCTTCCCCGTCGTCGTCCTCTTGAGTAATGCAGAGTAACGCTGCCAGAGAATACCGGCGTAGGTATGTAGTAGCCGATCCAACTCCCTGTGGGTCAGCCTTAGGGAGCGGCGTAAAAGCTGTGTCTTCGATCCATTGACCACTAGCGTGCAGTAGTCGTGATCGAAGAAGCAGTCCTCCACCATTTGCTCCATCTGACGAGGAAAGGGACTGGATGACGGCAATCCCCTGCTTGTTAAGCGGGTCTTTGATGGCGTCGATGATGGCCCCAAGGTCCGCGTAGTTGTTTTTGAAGTGGGGGTTCTTCGCGTTTTTCGTGGCATTGCCTATTTCCTTTTGAGCCGCCAGCAGGGCTGGGGCGATTAGATCAATCTTCTCTGATGTTTTCATTCTGTGGTGTGTTTGAGAGCGATGAAGTCACCTCCACGCTCGTTGAAGACGATAGCGGGATAGCCCTGTCCGGGCTGAAGTCCAGCCCTAATTGCAGCAAACTCAGCCATTTTGTTGTAAAGGGCTACTGCACGCTCTTTGGACCCCAGCCCGAGGGAGAGCCATCCGAGGAACGTAAGCCGAATCTCTTGATCCGGGAGGAAACTGTAGTCGATGCCATTCCCAGCGTCTTGGCTATGTGGTAGGGCCGCATCCCCTGAAGCCACAGGTCCCTTATCTTGTTCGACGACTCCTGCTCCATGTGGCGATAGACCACCTTCCGCTCCACCCCCTCCAGTTCCAGCACTCGGCGAATCACCGCGTAGGCTCGCCCGGACTGCTTCACGATGTCCTTGTACATCAAGCCCTGCTTGTACAAAGCTACTATGAGCTTCCGGTCCTCCATCGTTACTGGACGGCCCGGTGTTACCTTGCGTTCGGTTTCTTTTTTGCATTCGAGTTGTGGGGTTGTGGTGTCGCCTGCCATCCAACGGAACTTGTTGAGGAGGTAGACACAGTTTTGCAGGGATTCTGAGTAGTGCATTTGCCGTTCATTTTTTGAGTCGTTTGATGCCGAGCATGGTGAGGACTACAGCCGCCATGAGGAGGCCGTAGAAAGGGACTTTTGGGACGACCGGGCGGTCAGGAGGGCCTTTCTTGTCGTATGCTAGCCAAGGGTCGTTCATAGTAGGTCACCAGCCTCCCCAATCATGCTGCGGATGAATTGGGCCAACTCTTCTGGCGTCTTGTGTTCGGTGCCATGTTTTACCACGTTTCTGCACACTTGGTCGATGTCGCGCAAGGCCGCCCATGCCTCATGCGCCCGAATAGCTTGGTCAAACTCCCAGCGTTGCTCTGGCAGGTTAAAACGTAGTTCTGCGATCATGGCTTTGCCTCCTCATTTTCTAGCAATGGCTTGGCTCTATTGCACCAGTTATCAAGAGCCTTTCCCCAAGGCTGAAGAGCCTTGTGGCCGAATGTGAAGAAACCGTATGGTTCTGAAATAAGCGCCCGCAGCGCGGCGTTTTCGCGCTCAAGTTCCGCAACTGCGTCGGCGAACCGATCCACTGCATCGGCAAATGCTACTGCATTGATTTCCCCACTTTGCCATCGTGCGGCGGCTGCTCCAATCCTGCGAGCAGCCATGTCAGTTTTAGGCGTGTCGCTCATGACTGCACCTCCTTCCTCGCGGCGTCGATGGCGGCGCGGACATCGAAGTCTATCTGCACGTTCATGTCGTACAGCACGTCATCGACTGCGTTGCCTCCGTTCTGCATCCAGTCCAGCCGGTCCTTGTCTGCACGCAGTTCCGTAATTTCCTTAGCCCATTTACGGCAATCGGGGTTTTTAGAATCTAATGCGGCAGCAATTTGCAGGTGGCATTTACGCAGCGCGGCGTTTTCCCGCTGGTAATGCTTAATGGAATTGTAGTCCTGCCACGCATCCGGCGCTTCCCGTGCAAGCCGGTTAAGCAGGTCATTGTTTTCCATTTTCAATCGGTGAATGCGGTCCAGCAATTCAAACTCGCGCTTGGTCGGGTTCGAATTGCTCATGGCTGCGCCTCCTTTGGTCGATGCCACGGGTCGCGGCAAAGTGCCACTTCATCGTTGAAATAAGTGATGATGTACCCAACTTCAATTATCAACTTTTTCAGCGCGGCGTTCTCCTTCTTCAGTTCTGCGATCCGCACCGCATCCATCTCGCCTTCCTCTTCCATCGTGGCGATCAGTTCGCGGATTTGCACTTTCAGTCCCGCGTTTTCGCGTTCCAGTTCAGCGAACTTGGCCTCGCGACAGTCGCAGGCGTAATGGTGGGTGATGCAATTGCTTTTGCTCACGGCTGCGCCTCCTTCCTAACAGATGCAAGTGCTGCGGCAACCTTTTCGCTTACTGTTGCGCTTAGTGACCCACCAATGAATGCTAGCTCCAACGCCTCTTCGCATTGCTCCAACGTGGCCCGCAACTCACCCGTGTCCTTGGCAAGGTCGAACAAGGCGTCCCAAGTCTCGCGCACTTCCTTCTCTAATTGCTGCGCAAACTCCGACGGCACCACGTAGGTGCTGCACGCGCAGCGAATGGCTGCGGCGTCGGTTCGTGGAGTGTCGCTCATTTTTCGCCTTTCTGGAAAGCGGAAAGAGCCTCTTTGAAGCTGTTCCCGTGATAGCTGCGGCGATGGGAAAACACACCCTCTGCGCTAACTGAACGAACGGCAATGTCCCAGCCCTCGCCCTCGTCCGTAATAATAACGTCCGTCCCGCTGATGTTGTCCATTGTCAGAAACAGCTCGTGGTATTCCCGATAGAGCTTCTCGAAGTAGTCGGCTCTCTGCGATTCCGCCTCAACCCTGTTGATGAGGTCGGCCACCTGACGGTGGAGGGTTTGCACCTCCAAGGCGACTTCCGCCGCCCCCATGCTTTCGACGAGATTCATTTGATGTAGAGCTTGAGGGTGCGGATGGCGTCACGACGCTTGTCCCTGTGCATCGCTCTCAGCAGTCCTTCCATGCACTCCAGAACGATGGCGGGATCGTCCGGCCATGTCTTCTTGAAGCTACGAAGGGAGTCGATGGCTCCCTTCCAAGCGTTGGCTTGGACATGATGTACGTAAGCCGCCTCACACAGGCGGATGTCGTCACGCTTAATCATGGCGCAGCCCCCCGTTCTCAACTACTCCCCAGCTCGCTTCTCTCCGAGCCTGCATTACGCTGCGGAACCGGCTCCAGAACGCGTTGTTGTTCTCCTGTTCCACTTCGTAGGAACGCAGCCATTGCTCGGCTGCTTCCACGATTTCCTGCTGCTCACGGCAGTCAGGTGAAGGAAAACGGGCCATAAACCCGATGATGACGCTTCGCGCTTCGTTTTCTAGATCAGTCATGTTGTTGTTTGTTTCTCTCTCCATGTCCCGACTATCCCATAACTCCCGCTCTCCGTCGAGATTTTTCTTCACCATTTTCCGTCATTTACCCTTTTAACGTGCTAACAACGCTTTAGCCCACAAACATTCTGTTTTCACAGGTCAAATGATGGGTTTGGAAGGGACGATCCATTGCTACCAGAGCCCGCAGGGCGAACTTGGAAGTCTGTCGTTTGCCGTTGCCCAGATGTAAGGAGACTTCCGGGCGGATAACCCGGAAGCAGTCATGGCCGTCGCTGATTCCTCCAAGCAAGCTCAGAGTTTCGGCCCTACGCTGTTTGCCGTTAGCCCGAGTGTCTTTCGACTCCCGACCATCGCCCCCGAAGTCTCCCACAAGTCAGGCGGTGGATTTGCGCGTAGCTGCCTAGCGAACTAACCGTATCGCCGTTTAAAGCGTCAGGAGCCTCGGAGGCTGATACGTGGCCTGAACCCTACGCCAGTCAGAGCGGACCGGAACGCTTCCCAATCATACCACGCTCAGGATGGATACCCTTCCATTAGGCACAACACGCTTGATGCGTTTAAGCGCAGCCTGAGGGCTTGCGGCCTCGACGGGAAGGAAGCCCCCGCACGACGTGTACGCAGGCGGGAAAGGCACGCGCTCAGGATGCTCCATGAGCTTCGCCGGGTAAACCAACTCTACTGATGTCCATTCCACTATGTATTTCATGCCTGAAAGTTGATGACCAACTCACGTTCTATTGGTCAGCCGATGCGCTACGCCGAGAGTTCCCAGCGGAGTCGGTAATTGCTAAAGCGTCCTTTAGCCTCAAAGAAAGCGCAACACGGCAAGAGGTGTGAGCCTCGTCCCCTCCACCGGACTTCTAAGCGGAGAAGGGGCCACCATGCTGCGCCGGACATGGAGACAACGGAACATCGTGTTGCCGTCCACCGGGTTTTTCGGAAAAACGCCCTTTAAGCCTCTGCCGGAATTGTCCCCTTAAGGCCATGCACGACCTATTCGGCGAGCCAATAGCCGAGCCCAAGCAGCAGGTTCAACCCAAGCCCCGCGTGCTGGTCATTAACGGCCCCGACTTGCCCCCGCCCCGGCCCTTTAAGCTCTTTCGCATAAGCCCTACGGAAATCATCGTGTGGCATGACCTAGACGCCCAACCGCCAGAAGTTATTTCCAAACCGGAAACACGTCCTTTAGACGCTTTGGGGTTCTAAAACCGGAATTGGGCCTTTAAGGCGTTTTTGAAACCAATAGGCGCGTGCGTATGCGTGCCACCCGCCCGCAAGTGGCATGGGTAGGTCACTACGTAGGACTACGTACGGCAATAATTTCCTAGGGGTAAACACCCAGGCAATAATTGCCTACTTGGGGATTATTCCCCAATTCGCTGGAAATGGCCTTTGCGTTCGATTTAACGCGAAACGACGCGCAACCCTTGGCTTGGTATGGGCAGGCCCGAAACAAGGGCCGTAAAACGCAAGGAAACGCACGTCTTGCAACGACCGCAACGCGTCGCCAAGGGCTTTGACGCTCGACAGCGTGAGGACGCAAAAAAGCCCATCCGGTGAGGGATGGGCTGGAATGGCGTTGGCTTGGTTTACTTGCGACAGGTTGCAGCCCGCAACGCCAACTCAAACCACTTCCGCGCACGCTCGGAGTTGGCTCGGTCGAAGTGTAGGCTTTCAGAGCGTTCCGTCCCGGTTGCGTAGCAAGACACCCAAGGGCAGGACGAAAGCCACTCGGTTGCGCCCTCCCGGTAGAAGTTTCCGCGTTTAATTTCGGAAACCAATTCTCGGAAGGTAAACTCTTGGCTTTCGTAAACAAATCCGGAGTCCGAAACGTCGCCGTTTTCCGCGCTTTCCGGGGTAACTTCCTCAAAGGTTCGGCTAATAAGTAATTTCATGGGATTAACCAAGTAAGACACGCACGATGCCCCACAGGATGCCAGCGAAAGCAGCCATGAGGAAAAGGATAGATTGAATTAGGTCTGACTTTTTCATGGGTTTATTTGTAAAGGTGTCCGGAAATGTAAAAGGCGTGACGGCGAAACCAGCGTGCGCGATTGAAGTCACCCTGCTTACGCCATGCCCGCAAAGCACGGGCAACGGCAAGACGGCAAGACGACCCTCCGCCTAGGCCTACGACTAAAGCGCAGGCCTTGTTTTCTAAGTCGCGTGCGCTCACAAAGCACCGCCTTTCACAAAGGCCAACGCTTCGGCTTCGGTTTCAAACACCGCAAGCGGCTTCCGCCCAAACGCTGGCCGCCCATCCTTAGGCCATACTCCATAGGCGCAAGGTAGGTTTTCCCGATAGATTTCAATAATTTGTAGTTTCATGGCTGTTAGTTGAAGTAACGCGACGCAATACCCCGCCCGAACTCACGGCGAGCCATCGCCCGCAACCTGTCCGCGACGTTATCCCCGCTCATTCCCTGCCGCCAATAGGCCCAAAGGCACGACGCAAGCAAAGCCGCCGCCGCCCGCCGGTATTCAACGCACCAGTATTGCCCCGCAGTGTAACTCCATTCCCCGCCGTCGCATTCAAGCCGCCCGCCGCCCGTAAAGCGGAGAATGTCCTCCGCCGTGATGCCCCGCCAGCTCACCGCCGCAAGCAAGCGTTCCGCGTCGTGGCGTTGACGAGTAATTGCCCGCAGTTCCGCCCGATAGCTCCGGGAATCCCCGTAGTTGTTGAAGTCGAGTCCGGGACGCTGCGCGATGAAGCGGGAGAGCCCCGCGAGTAGTTTTTCCTTTGTCGTTTCCATGTGTTTGTTTTCCGGGTGCCTTTATGGCGTCCCGCTTCTGCCCTCACCTAGGCAAGGGCAGCGTGCGGAACGTCACGAAGCGCAGCGAAAAGCGCGGCCGTCTCATCGGCGCGCGCTTGCTCGGCCGCCAAAGTTTCAAGCGTGGCGTAAATGTGCGCAGCGTGCGCACGCATCAAATCGGCGTATACGCTATCACGATCCGCATGCGCTACGCGGCCGATGGCCATTGCGGCCGAGTAGCGTTCACCCGTAAAGTCAAAGGCCTTCGTGGCCAAGGTTTCAAGCGCGGCCGCAAGTTCGGCGCGCGCAATTTCACGTTGCGTGGAATAGTCAGAGGAAGTGGACACGGGCAAAAAACGTGACGGTTACCAGCTAGCAACGCCCCCGCTAACAAAAGGCCTGTCGGCATCGGCAACGGCCGCCTGCATGTCCCAATTGTTCCTCTGGGCAATCTTCGCGGCAATGGCCACGTTGCCCCATTCGTAACAACCGTGCTTGCGAAGCACCGCCAGCACCGCTTTTTCGACCCAATCCTTTTTGCACTTTGTGAGTTTCATCGCTGCTCACCATGCACAACCTCCCCTTCCCTTCAAGCTTTATTTCAAACTTTCCGCGCAATCCCTTATCCATCAGAACAGCTAATGGCCACTATTAGGGAAAATTCCCCAATTTGCATTAGACGCAAAATAACGACCTACCCTAGGCCTAGGTACCAACTCCAACTTTCTACCCCGCAAAACGCAAGGAAACCACTCAGGACGAGAAATGGGGAAACGTCCCCAAACCAGCTAAAATGGGGAAGATTCCCCAACTTATAAGTTGCAACGTCATTGCAAGAGAAGAGAGGATGTGTAACCATGTTGGGAACCCATAGTGGAAGGTATGTGGAACCCATTCTCCCTCCTTAACGCAACTAATTGAAAACAGAGCAGGACGGGCGGAAACCCCTAAAGGTTACGTAGGTATTCCTACCCATGCAGAACTTTCCTAGGGATAACTACTTACGGCAGATAATTCCTACGCATTACTACGTACGGCAAGAACTTCCTGGGGATAATTACCTAGGCAAAATCTGCCGGGGGGAGGGGGTCGCGCACGGTTGGGACCCCTTCGTTGGGGTTGGGTCCACTCACCCCTTAAAAAAAATCTGAAATAGGCTCCCCTCAAACAGCCTTGACTCGGAAGGCTATGGCCGTCCTACTACTTCCGTGCTGACGAAATGGCTTAAAACGCAAGGAAAGGTGGTTTATGGGCAAGACTAAGGCGAAGGGTCGTGCGGATTTGGCTAAGTCGATAGCGGTGGTTGCCACGAGGGCTGGTAATTTCCTTGAGCGGAAGGACCCGGAGTTGGCTGCCCACATCTTGGGGATGTTGGCGGATGGGGAGAGCTACAACACGATTACGAAGGCTACGGGAGCTAATTGGGACACGGTGTGTCGGCTGAGGGCTAGGCACAAGGTGGTCCTTGAGGAGCGTAGGGCTATGCTGGCGGAGGATGCTCTGGAAATTGTGGAGGGGCTACGTTTGCTGCAAAAGCAGAAAATGCAGATGTTGGCGGAAGACCCGGAGCAGTTGGCGCGTACCAACATCAAGGACCTCACACTTCCTTGGGCCATAGCGAATGACAAGTTCCTGTCGGCTATGGGGGAGAACAAGGTGACGGTGGAGCATAGGAGCGCAGCTCCTAGCTTGGAGGATGCGATGAAGGCCATTGAGGAGGCGAAGGCCAAGCTGAAGGCTACGAGCTTGGAAGTGGTGGCTAAGCCTGTGGAGCAGACGTAGCAAGAAAACGGCGTTTTCTTTACATGACCTCAATGTGTTGTAAGAAATACCTACCTGTTTTTGTTACATGAGCCTATCTTGGGAAAAGCATGAAATCTTGGTGCCGCCTACGGATCAAGAGCTTGCCGGGATGGAAGCGGAGGAAGTCTTAAAGCTCCACACCATCTACCATTCGGCCATTGCGAATAGCAAACGCGACCCCTACAGGTATGGCTTTAAGCTGAGTCATTGGCGGGATGCGGAGGAGCTTCTCACCAAGCACTCCGAAGTGTTGGTGAGTGGTGGCAACCGTAGTTCAAAGACGAGTTGGGCGGCTCATGCCGTGGTGAAGGCTGCTGTGGACAATCCTCAGTCGACCATCATGTGCTTTGCCCAGAACGCTGATGTGAGCGTTCGCCAGCAGCAGAGTGCGGTGTACGATGCGTTGCCCGAGGAGTACCGCGTGAAAGTGCTGGGTACGGAGGAGAATGTGTCCTACACGCGCAAGAATGGCTTTAGTAAGTCGAGTTTGATCCTGCCGGGATCGAAGTCCTCTATCATCTTCAAGACCTATGCACAATTCCTCAACAACGATACGATTCTCGAAGGTGCTGAACTGGGTTGCCGCAATCCTGTCTGGCTCAACATTGGTGCTTGGTGCGACGAGTACTTGGTCGGGCCTGAGCTTCTGGCTACTCTTCGTTTCCGTCTTGCTACTCGCAACAGCAAACTTGTTGTCACTTTCACGCCCATCGACGGCTACACGGAAGTGGTCAGAGATTATGTCCAAGGAGCTTCCACCGTTCAATCCAAGCCAGCAGAGCTACTCAACTCCAGACTTGTTCCCTACATACAGACCTCTCGGAACCGTGACGCCGGGATCATCTACTTCCACAGCCGGGACAACCCTTTCGGCGGGTACGAACGCATTGCCAAGGACCTCGCAGGACGACCAGAAGCCGAAATCCTCACCCGCGCCTACGGCATAGCTACAAAGTCCCTCTCCACCAAGTTCCCCAACTTCAACCGAGAGGTGAATGTTCTCCCGCATGAGAAGATGGACCTCAAGGGGAAGACTAGGTACATGATCTTGGACCCTGCGGGGCGGAAGAACTGGTTTATGACGTGGGTGGCCGTGGACGAGAGCAACACGTGGTATGTCTATCGGGAGTGGCCGGACACCAACATAGGCGACTGGGCTAGGTGGTATGGGGGCAAGTGGATTGGCGGGGAAGGAAGCAAGGGGTTGGGCTACGGCATCAAGGACTACGTGGATTTGATTACCTCCTTGGAGGCCGAAACCAAGGATGATGTATTTGAGCGATTGATTGACCCTCGCCTAGGTGCGGCCAAGTACCAGACGCAGGAAGGGGCTTCGTCCATCATTGAGGACTTGGCTGATGCTGGACTCATCTTCCGGCCTGCTCCCGGCTTGGACATTGAGGACGGGCTGCAAGCCCTGCAAAGCAAGATGGCGTACAACAAGAAGCTGCCCATCGACGCCCTCAACCGCCCGCACTTTTACATCTCCGACAGGTGCCAGAACATCATCCAAGCCCTACAGGAGTACACGGCAGAGGGTGGGCTGGAGGAAGCGTGGAAGGACCCGATTGACACCTTGCGCTACCTAGCCGTCAGCGATCCCATGTTCGTCACCCCCGACTCTCTTAAAACCCGCAAGAACTCTACTGGAGGCTATTAATGAAGCTACTCGACAAGATTAAGAACAAGTTCAAGAAGGAGGAGCCGGTGGCTCCCATCCCCGAAGCTATTCCCGAAGCCATCCCCGAAGCTCCCAAGGCTCCCGAGAAGACGGAGGAGATGGAGATGATGGTGATGGCTCAGGCCCCCAACCCCCAATGGGTCTATTGCCGTTCCATCGACCACGATGGTGGGAAGTATGCCGTCATCATTCCCAAGCGTCTGGCAAACAAGCTGGTGAAGAAGCGCATCTGGGTGGAAGCCATCCGAGACGAGACGGGGGTTTCCTACCGCTATGTCCACAAAGCCTAAGGACCCGACAACGGACAGCAGGTGGCTGGCGCAGCATTCCGACAGGCTGCTCCATTACGAGTTTGAGCAGGCTAGGAAGGCCGGGTCTAACGCGGAAATGTTCCCAGACGAGATTGCGGACAAGATTGGGCGATCCAAGGAATACGTCTCTGGTATTATCAAGGCTGCAATTTCCCGTGCTAAACTATGCAAACTAAGCAGCAGCAATCGCTAACATTCGTTTCTGACGAAGGCCCGGACGTTGTTGCGCTGGTGGGTGCGTACAACCGTACGCTCACGGAACTGTCCACCTACTTCAACCAATGCGTATCCAGCTCGGATGGGCGGCGTTGCTATTGGCCGGGTAAGAGTGCTGACCTCCGCAAGCATGGCGGGGATGCGTTCCCGTGGGAAGGTGCGTCCGATACGGAAGCCCGCATCATTGAGGAGCGCATCAACAACTACGTCTCCCTCTTCATGTCGGCTCTGGCTAGGGCCAACATCCGCGCCTATCCCGTGGAGGCTGGGGACATTGGTCGTTCCCGTGTTGTCTCGGCCTTCTTGAAGTGGATGGTGAGCAGCTACATCCCCCGCTTCAAGGAAGAGATGGAGCTTGCGGGCAACTACTTCTTGGAGCGCGGCCTGATGGTTACGTACGTGGGCTGGGAGCGCATGGAGAAGAAGTATCTTCAGAAGATTGAGCTTAACCAGATTGCCCAGACCAGTCCCGACCTTGCCAAGCTCATCATGGAGGGCAAGAACGACGCAGACATTATTGAGATGCTGAAGTCGGTGTACCCGGACTTGATTGATGCGCGGGCAAAAAAGGCTCTGTCCACCCTCCGTAAGGAAGGCACGGCGGAGATTCCCATTAGCCGCCTGTCCGTTGACCGTCCATTCCTCCAGACGTGCGCCCCTGACGGAGACGTGTTCTTCCCCGGCTACTGCATCAACCCCCAGCGGGCTCCGTTCGTCTTCTACCGCACGTTCCTGACGGGTCAGGAGGTGTTGTCCCGCGTAGCCTCGGACGGTTGGAACGAGGAGTGGGCCAAGCACGTCATTGAACACCTGAAGGGTGTCAACACGTACAACCTTGAGAACGTCTACGGCATCCGTGGCACGTCCTACGCCCGCTACCGTCAGCAGTACAACGCCTCTGAACTAATTGAGGTGATTTACGGCTTCCAGCGGCTCATTGACCATGAGGACGGGTCCGAAGGCATCTACGCCACCATCTTCCATCCCCGCTTTACGGGGCTTGGGGAGACTCCGGGCTACGCCAAGCATGAGCTTCTGAACGGCTACAACGACTATCCCTTCGTCGTTACCCGCCTATCTCAGGACAGCAAGCGTCTGTACGAGGTGCAGACGTTCACCGACCTGCTGCGTGGTCCGCAAGATCAGATTAAGGCTGAGCGCGACAGCCGCATCGACCGCAACAGCATGGCAACCCTGCCGCCCATCCTCCATCCTCCGGGCAACCCCCCGACGGACTTTGGGCCGGGACGCTTCATCCCTGTGCGCCGTGCGGGTGAGATTGCGTATGGCCCTGTGCCGCCGTACAACCCCGGCAGCGTGGAGATGGAGAAGACGATGATTGAGGCGGCAGACAACATCGTTGGCCTAAACGCCAACAACCCGCTGGGCTCCATCCGTCAGCAGTTCTTCATCAACAAGTTCCTCAATCACGCGCAGGAAGTGTTGAAGATGGCGTTTAAGTGCTATCAGCGGTTCGGCCCGGATCAGGTGTTCTTCCGCGTCACGGGAGTTGCCGACCCCATGCAGTTTGACAAGGGCAACCCAGATGAGGACTTCGACATCAAGATTAGCTTTGATGTGCTGAACAACGATCCCGAGACGATGGAAACCCGTCTCAACCAGTTTGTCAGCCTCATGCAGCTCGACCGCAATGGCCGCATCAACGCGGACGCTCTTCTTGAGGTGATGGCGAGCAACATTGACCCCCTCCTCGCGGATGCCGTCATGCAGCCCGCCGAGCAGGCCCAGCAGCAGGTCGTAAAGCAGGTTACGGAAGACCTGTCCAAGATTTACGCTGGCATTGAGGTGGGCGCACGTCCCAACGGGGCGCAAATTGCCCTTGGGGTGGTGCAGCAGTACACCCAGCAGCCCGACGTTACGGCCCGCTTGCAGCAGGACGAGGCGTTCCGTGGCCGTCTGGAGAAGTACGTCAACCAGTACCAGTTCGCTTTGCAGCAAATGCAGAACGCTGAGATTGGTCGTCTGGGTACGGCTCCCGCTCAGATGGGAGCTATCGGCACGCAAAACCTCCAGCAATGAGCATCAAGTATCGCGGGATGACGTTTTCGGGCTACAACAAGCCCAAGAGTACGCCCGGAGCGGCCAAGAAGTCCGCCGTCTTGGCTAAAGTGGGCGACAAGGTGAAGCTCGTACGCTTCGGCGACCCCTCCATGTCCATCAAGAAGGACCAACCTTCCCGTAAGGCGTCCTATTGCGCCCGTTCCGGCGGCATCAAGGGTGGCGAGGGCAAGCTCTCGGCCAACTATTGGTCCCGGAAGGCTTGGGGCTGCTAGTTTTCATGAACGTATTCAATCGTAAGCACCCCCTAGAGGAACAAGTGAAGTTCCTAGGGGAGCGGGATCAGTTCCTCGACCTGCTGGACTGGCTGGCGGCAGGCCGTGAAGCCCTCATTGGGCAGCTTGCGCGGGCTCCAGAAGGCCGTTTGC